GAATGACCAAGCCCTTTGGTCAAAAGACGCTGTTGTGCTTGGAACAAATGCGGCTGTTCCTGCGGCATAAACAGCAAAATCTGTATCAAAAGCAAATCGCCTATTTCCATAATTAGTATAAACAAGATATTTATTAGTGCCAAATAATGGTTCAGCTAAATACCATTTATAATCAGATGGAATTGTTGATACAGAAGAAGAATTTTGATTAAATAAACCAAAATAAGATTTATTTGTTGGCGTTAAACTAAATCCTGTTCCAGTTATGCTATCTGCATAAGCAACACTTAAATATTGTTCTAAATATTGAAAAATAGTTGGTCGCCAATTTACAACAGATGAAGCTAATGAATAATCGCTTGTAGCAATTTGATTAACCATGCGACTAAAAAAATACCAATTGCCAGCAGGAATATTAAATAATGTAACAGGCGGCATTAAAACACTTTGCCCATAAGGGTCGCCATTAGCATTAACTTCAGTTATGCCAATTAATATCATTTGCGCTGTTGTTGGAAATTGATATGCTGAATACCAAACTTCAGCATATTGCGTAATTCCTGCGGTTGAACTTGTTACATTAACATTAAATGATGGATTTGCGGCTGACGGATAAAAGCTGTCAATAGTTGGCGCAGGAACAATTCCAAAAGTAATAGGTGAACCAATACCAGTATTAGGCAATGGTTGAAACTGCGTAATGTTTCTATCATCATAAACTGCCCCATTAAATTCCATTAAATTTAAACTAGCCGTAACTTGACCGCTATCATTAAATTTTTGCGTTACTTTGCCAATTCGGAATTGTTTTGCAACCCAGCCATAATTTGAATTAGTAACAGTAACAATATCGCCAGCATCAAGTTGCAAACCTGTGTAATCAATATCTACTTGAACTTGCAAATCTTCACGCGCCGCTTCTAAAAAGCGATTGGCTAGATATTGCGCTTGCACATTATTGTTGCATAAAAGTAAACTTACAGACTGTTTGTTTACAGGTTCATTTGGAAATAATAATGCAGGATTAATAACAGCTAAATCAAATGATGCACTATTAAAACTGTCTTGCGCGGAATTGTCAGGGAATTTAACTTCAATAATGTTAAATGAATTTGACAAATCAATAGGGCTAATTGATATTGCAGACACCATATTGCTGTCGTTTATATTCATAGCAATGGTGTTGATTGGCGTTTGAACAATAACGCCCCATAGCGATGTAATTTCAGAATAACGAATTAAACAATCGCAACAATCAGCCATTGCCTGTATGTTGTTCATTATCTTGGAATTAGTATCAAGCGTTCCATTAAATTTAAAGCGTGATTGCGTTGATGAACCGCCGCTATAATTTGTGTAAGTAAATGATGCGTTTGAATAAGTATTTAATGCCGTCATGCTTGTTGTATCTATGTTATCAATAGATATTGCCGCGCCATAACGGGTGCTGGTTAAATAATCAGTTATGCAATCACCTGCTGAATTGCGTGGATTTATAACTTGAAATCGTGTTTGATTTAATGAAACAAGATTGCGTGATTGACTATATTTCAAATGAACAATAGCAAACGCACAATTTGACATTAACTTTGAATTATCCCAAGTATAAACAAGCCCACTTGTTTGCATTACTTGAATTGCAGTCAAATTACTATTGGTTGGCGTATTAGAACCATTTCTATATAAATAAATATCAAGATATCCTGACACTTTTTGTGTTAAGCCTGTGCTGTCATCTAATAAACTAACGACCTTATAAGTTTGACCAGCCGTTGTGCTAAACACACATTTTTTACCACCCCAATATACATCGCCAAAAGTAAACACATCGGGCGTGTTTCCATTTTCGCTATTGGTAACTTCGCTTAATGCCATAACCCAATAAATATCTTGATTGTCTTGTGAAATGGACATATCAACAATTATTCCACCAACCCATGCTGAACCATAAACAACAGGCAATTTATTGTCGCCTGCTGGCGGTAATTGTTGGCGATTGCCAGGGTTTGGTTGTTCTTGTTGATTAGGCGCGTTTGGTGCAAATATTTTTGAAATAATCATTGATGCAACCATATTGATTGCAAATGCTACTATTGCCGCCTGCATGCCTGTAAGTAATAATGCGCCAGCAATAATTGACCCCACCGCAAGGGCAGGTATTGAATAGGTAAACCAAACTATAAAAAGCAGTAAAAATTTAATCATTGCAACCAGCCTTCTTCTATTTTAGTAAACCCAAATTTTTCATATTTAATATCAGGGCTAGTAATCATCTTGTTCATGGTAAACAATTTAATTCTGCCTGCGTCTTTTAATTTGTTAGCGTGCAAAACATACGCGCTTAAAAGCCTATAACCAACGCTTGTGTTTCTATTTTCAGGCTTAACATACCAAGCCAATTCATATAAAGCAAAGGTTTTGTCGCACCATATTGTTGGCTGAATAACGCCAATAATCATGCCAACATTTTCTTCAATATATATTACGCCTTGACCTGCAATTAAACTGTCTAACAGACGGCTTATATATTCAACATTGTTTAAATCTTTATATTGCTGAATAGGGCTTTCATCCCTAAACAATCGCATCAAATCCATGATGCCATCTTTATCAAACTTGTTGGCAAGCCTTATCATGTTTTATATGCTTTAGGGTCTTTATCTTTACCAAAAAAGTAATTGATGTTTTGTATAAAATTTACGCGATTCATTGATGTATCGCCTGCATTAAAAAACTGCCAAGCATTGTTATTGGTGTAACGCCCTGCCGTTCTGTTTTGCAAAATAATTTGTATGCTGGATGCGCTTACATTAATTGTGCCAACAAACAAACGCAATTCTTCCATCCATTGTTCGCTAATAGTGAACGCATTGATGTAACCTGTAAAAAACTTATAAAGCCCGTTATCGCCGCCAGTTGTAATCAAAGCATTGTTTGTGTCAAAAAACCCATGCCACATTTCAATCTTTGAACCTTTAATGTTTTGCCCTAACACCCAACCAAGCAATGCGGTATCAATGCCAACAAGCGTAACCGATGTTTCGTTAGCAGTTGATTTAATATCACGCTGAACATCGCCAATTTGCACCAAGGCTGATAAACCGTTAAATGTTTGCGGTGTGCCGCCAAGCGTTACAGTTATGTCATAAGGCGCGGTTGAAAATAATGATACGGTTTCAACACCTAAAACAACGGTTGTAACGCGCACAAAGTCCGCTAGACGAATGTTATTTGTGTTTTGTAATGGAACTATGTCTTGCATTATAAAACCGCCTCAAACGCTTTAAAATTGCCTGTCCATGAAATAAAACTGTCATTTGTCATTGGAACTAATGTGTAAGTTGGGTATTCGCGCAAGATAACGCAAAAGGTTGTTCCTGTAAATGTGCCGCCACCTAATGCAATGGTCGTTCCATATTGACCAATTACCGCATTAACAGGACTTGTTAGCGTTGCAATTAAATTACGGTGAACGGGAATGTTTACAGTTGATCCGCTACCGCGTAACACATCGGCGGTTGCAATGTAAGCATAACGACCAACTTGGCAAAAATCACCGGTGCGAACTATGTATGTGCCGCTTGAAACTGACGGCAATGCCCCTAGAACCAATGTTTTATTTGCGCTGGATGCCTGCCATTGGCACGCACCTATTTGCGCTTCAGATAGGCCGCCTTGATAGGCAATATAATTAACCCATCCAGTTGAACCAAAGTTTAAGTATTGTTCCGTTGCTTTGTCGGCTTCGCGCAATGCGCTTAACAATGGGCGATTTTGACTATAAAGTAAATATGCCATTGGCTTAATATCAAAGCCAAAAGGCTGAACAGTAAGAATTTCAGATGTGCTTATGCGTTGGTTGCGCGATACTACTTGCCCAATAAAACGCTGATCGTTAATCCCAACACTTTCTGCAACCGATAAAATTGTGTTTAATGTAGCCATTTTATTTACCTTGATTGTGGCAAGCCGCGTTGTGCTGATTGATTGGCGGCAAATATAGCGTTTTTGTTTTTAGCAATAAATTGAACGCCGCTTTGCGTGTCAATTGCGTTCATGTTTTGTATTACCGTTCCATTATAAACTGTTTGTGGCTGACCGCCCATCATTGATGATAATTGATTGTTTGGAATGATTGTGCCGGCTGTGCGTGGAACAAATAATTCTGCGCCGCGTTCACCAACTAAACTTGGAACGCCAACTGGCGGTTCGCCACCATCGGCAAAAAATCCACCAAGCAAACCTGCGCCATTATTAAAGTTAGTTGAACTACTAAACAATCCACCAATGCCACCGCCGCCGCCTAATGCGCCAAATAATCCACTCATTTGCGATTGCATTGAAAAGCGCAATAGGTCTTTAATCATACTGCCGATCAAATTGCCAAATGAAAGTTTGCCAGTTTCAACAAATCTATCTAAAGCCGATGTCATGCTGTTTGTCATATTGTTAAACAATTCAGCACCAATGGCCGCGCTATCTTGCGACCTTTCAATAAAGTTGTTGTATGCCTTATCCCAACCTGCTTGAAATGTATTTTGCGCCCGTTCATTTAATTCTTGGGCTTTAATGCGGTTCATTTCAGCATTGGCAAAATTGGAAATGTATCTTTCATCAAAACCTTGCTTTTGCATATCTAAAATCTTTTTCTGCAAATCAAAGTATTCCAATGCCAACTGAACTTGCGTATCGCTTAAGCCAACCATTTGGCGTTCAACATCAAGGCGTTCAGTTGCAACTTGGCTGTTATAAATTAGATCATTGGCTTGCTTTGCCATTTCCAAGCGTTTGGCTTCAAATTCGGCCGAATACTTTGCGGCATCAACTAATCGCGCCGCATTTAATAATCTTTGCTGTTCTTCCGCGCTTGTGTATTGATATTTTTTGCCTTGTTCTAATTCAATGTTGATTTTTTCAACTTCGGTCAATACTCTGCCTGCCGCATATCTTTGTGCATCATAAGCAATAACTTGATCTGCCAATGATTCTTTTTGTTTTTTCATTTCATCGGCTAATTTTTCCGCATCTGACTTTGCTTTTTCTGCGGCTTTATCTTTTTTGGCTTTTTCTTTATCGCTTAAATCTTGACCGCGAACACCGCCTGCTTGATATTCGGATGGCAAATTAAATGCACCAAAGTTGTTTGCCGTATCACCAATTTTTGGTATTGGCGACCAGTTGCCACCGCTTTTTGCGCGATTTGCTTTATCAATTGCTTTAGTTAAATTATCCCAACCAAAAATGGCTTTATTTAAAAACGAAACTGAATCAGATAATGCAGGGGCTAGATCGGTGGCTAATGATGTGCTTAAACGCTTTGTAAACACATCCATCTTATCAATAGCTTCGCCTATATCTTTAAATGCCTGTTCAGCATCATCAAATTTTCCAGCGTTATTAAAGTAACTGTCTGCAACGCCTTTAATATCAACATTCTTTGCGGCTTTACCAAACAATTCCATTGCAAGGGCATTGCGCGTAATTGGATCACTTACATTAGCCAAGCCTTTTAATGTTTTTTCAAATAAGGCTGTTTCATCAAGGCGGCGTAAATCGGCAACCGAAACGCCAAGTTTGTCAAATGATTCGCGCCCTTTATCGCTACCATTAGCCGCATCATCAATTTTTGCAGTTAATGATGAAAATAATTTGCCTGTGTTTTCGCTATTGCCACCGCTTACAGATAAGGCTTCAGATAATTTAAGAACTGTGCCAACAGCAACATCGTTTGCTTTTGCTGTGTCATTGATGCTGTCAGCATATTGAATAGCATTAACAGCCGCGCCAACTAATGCCGCGCCCAATGCTGTTACGCCTATTTTTGAACCAATCGTTGATTTGGCAAAGCCACTAAGTTTAGATTCGGCAAGCCCCAAGCCCTGATTAAATTGGGCTGAATCTAATCCTAATACAACACCTAATCTTGATACGATTGCCATGATTATTTCCTTTTAAACTTATCCATACTAAAGCCCTGCGCTTGTGTCATAAATGTTAATAAAGCCTGACTAGCATTTGGTGGCTGTGCTGGAAACATATAACCATAAACACTATTCAAAACATTTTTTAATTCATAAGGCTGGCTATTAGGCGCACGCATATAATTAAAAACACCTGCTGTTAAATTGCCCATTGTTTGCAATAAACCATAATTGCCTATTGCACCGTCAGCAAACATAACGGTTATTTCATTTAATGTTGATTCATCTAATTCGGCAATGCTGTCTTGCGTATGTCCGTTGAAAATCATTGCCGCTTTCACTTGCGTTCGCAACGAACTTGTTACTTTTCCTTAATGGCCTTGTAATCCGGCGATATAACTTCGCCTATTTTATCAATCATTTGTATTTGTATAGACAAAGGAAATTCTTCTTCAATGTCGGCATATTCTAAATCGGCTAATGATTGGCCATCTTCAGGTATTAAAAATTTAAAATACTCAACAATTCTATGTTGCAAAATTACTTTATTACGGGCGGCTTCCATCATTGACCGACCATCAACAACCACATCCTTATCGCTGTAAACAACGCCATCGGGATTTGTGTCTTTAATGCTGACCAAATCATAGGTCATGCTTTTAAATGCTTGATCAACCAAATCTTGGTTTGGTGATTTGTAATAATTATATATTGCTTCAATTTCATGCACCGCAGGAACGCGAACGCGAAATGTGTGATCGCCCAAAACAAATGTGCGTGTCATTACTGACAAACGATTTTCCTGATACTTATTACCCAATGCCGATGCTATTTTACTCACAATGATTTACTCCTATATTGTTTTATTTTTTGACTTAAAATTTGCCCCAATAACTCGGCAACAAATTCCGCTTGCCCCTCTAATGCTGGCCGCAAATATGGTTTAGCAGGTCTGTTTGCTGTTCCAAATTCATTAACAACTGCCCTTGCATCATAAAAGATATTATGTGCGCCATAAAACTTTTTGGCTTCACTTCTAATTTCATCTTTATGCCTTATGCCTTTTTTAAACATTTCCTTGTTAAATCTTTTTCTTAATTTTTTAGGAATCGGTTTAGTTGTAACAAAGGCTAAAACAGAATCAGTTGTTGTTACATATCTTGATTTTCTGTCTTTATTAGTAGCACGCTTGCCAGTTATATGTAATGAATCGCGCAACATATTTGTTTCATCGGATGATGCGTAAGCCTGCGCTGTATATAAAACAGGCTTCATGGCATCCTTAACCGCAGGAATTAAAACTTTTGACCGCGCTTCCCTATCGCCAATATCACGCGCTAGATCTTGGAATAATTGCAAAGTTTCCTTTAATCCAGTTATGCGAAATTGTTCTTCCATTAGTCAGCCTTAATTAACTTTTGATAAATGTTGTTGTTTAACGCAACAACATAATCCACCACTTCATCGGGCGACATTTTATCAGCGTGGTTAGCGGCTATTTCATGTGCCAAGTTAATACCAGTTAGGCGTTGCTGTGCAAAGCCAAACCAGTTTTTTTGCCCACTTCCTGCTTGAGTAACTAAAAACCCAAGCAGGTCATTCTGCGATTTAATTTCCATATCTTATCCTATAAAAGAACAACCCCTTTCGGGGCTGTTGTATTAAGTGTTATTTGACCAACCAAATTGGTTGCCACGCGGATGAATGGTGAACATACATTTTGCTTCAGCACCAACGGCAGAATCAATTTGGAAATTACCAACGCGACCGTTGAAAGCATAATAAACAATTCCTGTGCCATCGGTTGCTGAAATGATAAATGTGCGATCAACTACGCCTGAATAAGCATCGCCGCGAATTAACAACAATTGCGTGTCGGCAGGATTCCATGCCGCAGTAATTGACATTGATGTTGGCGCATTTTGCACCGGTATTTTGTCGCCTTGGCGTGAACCAGCAACACCGAATGAAGCAACAGCATCATCCATACCAAACGCAGGAATGTTTTCAACAGGAATAACATTAGCAGGAATAGCAAGTGCTGAAACAGTTGCGAAAGTTGATAAGTTTGCTGTTGTTAATGGTGTTGGTGTTGATGTTGGCTGGCAATATAGGGTTGCGGAAAAGCCGGGTAATACTTTATTTGGTAATGCCATGATTGAAAATCCTCATTAAAATTAAAAAAATCGTATCTTATGATGGAATGTAAATTGTGCAATCCATGAATATGCTATGCAACCCAATATCGTTGTCATAACTATTATATAACCAATTCACATCGGCTTTGGAAATTTGGAAACCTGTAACGCCACCAAATTGCCCAGCATAACCATGCAATGCTTGTATTATTGTGTTTGACAGATTAAAACCATCCGCCATGTTTGCTGTAAAAACACTTATTTGGAATGTTGGTGAATCAGCACCTTTATTATTCTGATAAATACCAGTATAAACAGGTTGATGAACATCCCTTAACTGCCATGTTATAAAC